CTGGGGGCGTGGATACGGTACAAAAGAGCGTTGCATGACCGAAGCATCCTCGCATGGACATCAAACCAAGCTGACCGAGATATGTGGCTGGACGAACGCGAACACAGCACCGACGGTGGTAAGAACTGGCTCCCGTGTGGGGTCGTGGAGGAATCGAAATGAACCAACCAATCAACGACGGCGGACCGGCGTTTCCGACACCGGCAGGAATACAACACAACGACGGCATGACCCTCCGCGACTACTTCGCAGCGGCTGCGTTGGAAAAAGCATCGAGAGGATCAGATCGAAATGCTGATGAAATAGCCAAGCGAGCGTTCTACATCGCCGACGCGATGCTCAAAGCCAAGGAGGCCAAGCTGTGAGTGTTGAGGAACGAATCCTTTTCCTAGCGGAGTCTCCCGATTGCAACCATCCACGCGAACTCCGCGCAATCGCCTTTCAGGTGCGAAAACTGGAGGATCGGATCAAGCAACTCGAATCCGAGAACGACGCACTCCGCGCTGATCTGCTGCTGTGGAATGAGAAGGAGGCCAAGCCGTGAGTAGCATTTCACTTTTAGAACAATGCATGTACGGACTTGTGGCCGGTTGTTTTCTGTCCTTAGCCATCCTGTGGGGCGATCAGCTTGGCAAGAGCAGCATGCGCGAAGAAGCCGTGAGAAAGGGCCACGCTGAGTTGGTGGTCGATTGCGCGGGTAAAAATCAATTCAAATGGAAGGAGTGCAAATGAGCGACTACACAATACCAACGTCGAATACGGTGACTACAATCGACCCACAGGCCACAAAGATCCGCGAGCTTCAATCCGATGTGAACGAGCTGAAGGAGCTGGTCGAGTACCTGCAAGATCGGATCAAGCTGATGAAGAGTACTGGCGACGAACTGCTTGAGTGGCTGAAGGACGGTACTATTTCCGACTCAAACTATCGTCTGCTGGCCAATGCATGGCAGCGAGCAAAGGAGAACAAGCGATGAACCCCGAATACGAAGCGCACGAACGCTTGTGCAAATCCATCGGAGCAATGGCGAAAGAGAACGAAGATCTTAAGCAGCACGTCACCGAACTCGAAAACCGTCTCCGCGCTTTGTGGGACAAGCTAGAAGGTGAGAGGAAGTATTACATGGAGCATCTCCAGTTGAATGAAGAACTAGTTTCCGAAATTGAGCTGGAGAACGAACGGTTGAAAGAGCAGAACAAACGGCAAAATGAAGCGATTGATTCGCTGCGCGAAATGTATGCGAAGGATGGAAAGCTATGAGTGAAACACCTAGGACTGATAAAAACCGTTTCCATTCTGACATTGGAGGGTGGGTCTGTTACTCATCATTATGCCGCCAGCTAGAACGAGAACTCAATGAAGCCAGCGAGAGGATCAAGCGAATGGAGTCATTCATCAACCGATTCCTAGATCCTGAGGACTTGGGCTACGTCGTGAACAACTACGTCCGAGATGATGCGCGTGAGGCTCTCGGGCGTGAACGAGTGGAGTCTAAAAGCAGAAAGGAGAAGCCATGAAACTCAGAGAATTTATTGAATTTGTTAAAGAGGAGATTGATTTCCACAAGCGACATCCAGAACTGTTGATTGCACTTCTGATTGCTGGTTCGTCTTACTTCATACTGAAGGAGGTAAATCGGTGAAACGCTACACCCACATCGTGTTGCGACGAATGCCTCCACTGAATGGATTCAGCATCAAGACTCCAGAAGGTAAGTTCCTAAGCGACATACGTCCACGGGGCATTGTGATGGAACTCAATCGTCTAAACGACCGAATCAAACAACTCGAAGCCAAGATCGCTGAACTCCATGACCTCGAAAAATGGTTGGAGGGAAGATGAACCCCGCATTCATCTACCGACACACCATTACCAGCGAGGTGCTTGTGGTTGACATTGAGCGAGCGAAGGAACTCGACGCAGCAAGACCTTACTGGAAACTGCTGCACTCAATCAACGCGGTCGAGGTGCTGCATTTCATCATCGGACTGACACCACGGCAGAGGAACCGATACATCAAATCGCTTACGAAAAACCCATGAGCAATATCAAAATCAGCGACTTTATCAACGAGCCATGGCGCGAAGTTGGATTGGACGCAGTGAAACGAGGGGTTGAAACCTGCAAGCGCAACGGGATTGAGAATCCCCAAGCCTACATGGCCATGATTATTGGATTGTGCGACATCATCAACGAAATGAAAGCAAAGCAGATCAAACCATGACCATCGAAGAAATGAGAACCATCGACGCCGTCAAGACTTGGAAGGAGTTGGAGGAGGCGAAGCAACACATCAAACGACTGGAGGACTACGGCAACGCCCTAGTCGCCCATGTCTACGCCTACCGCACCCAGAGGCAATGGACCGAGGAATCGTACCATGACCTCATCCAGACCATCGCCGACTGGGACAAGGCAAAGGCAAGCACGAGACTAAGAGAAAAATGACAATACTCCAACAATTAGGGTTGACGAAGGAATCCATGTCTCGCATGGTCGGCCATGTCACTCCGTTCAAGGATCCGAGCCCTCGGATCAACCGGCGGTGGCCGGCTGTTCCAACCGAGATCCGGGATGCCATCCTCAAGGAGGACAAGTCACGCACTTACCCAGAACTATCCAAGAAGTACGGTATCTCACTGTCATGCGTATGGAACATCAGGAACAACAAAACCAACAAACAACAATAGAGGAGCTACAACGATGGAAACAGTTATGTCACGAATTGGCCGATTGCTTGGGATGCGGATGCACAATCCAACACGGCCTGTGTGTCCAGTGCCACAAAGCACAGAAGCGGTACCGAGCAATACAGATACCGCTCCGGTAGAACAGCCAGTCATCAGCAGTAAGACTAAGAAGAAGAGGAGCAGGAGGAACAACATCCTGCTCAAATCCAAATACATGAAACTCAATGAATCAATCGACGCAGTTGTCAAACTACGGGGCGAGGGTCTCACCTACCGGCTCATCGGTGAACACCTCAAGATGTCCAAGCAGCGCGTCTATCAGATCATCCAAGCCGGCAGGCAGCGCGATCTGGATCGGGCTAAGTGGACCTTCGGACTCAGCGTCCGCAACTCCAAGCTGATGGATAGACTCGAACTCAAATCCAAGGAGGAAGCTCGCAACGCGGTCCTCTCCGGTGGTATCGCTCCGCTCAAGTGGGTCAACTTCGGTCGCAAGTCCTACACCGACCTCTGCAAGTGGCTCGATGTCAAACCGCTTGAATCAATTCCCGATAGGAAATGTCCTCACTGCGGACTCAAAACATGACCGCTCGTCACCAATACCCACTCGTAGAATCAATCAAGGTGGTCCGTCTCTCCTCGGGGCGGACCATCCGCATTACAAGGGATCGTACCAAGCAGGATCTCAAACTGATCCACGGCGACGGAGACATCCATCTCACCTGCGTCACTCACGCCGACGATCCCATCGAGATGATCAAGACACTGGCCCGCCTCGAAGACGTTCGATCAGTCGAACTCACCGACGACAAAGGCAACGGAATCATAGTCCACAAACAAAAATAACATGCACCAGTCCTCAACACACGATCTAGTCAACGCACTCAATATCATTTCATCCGAACTCGATACACCCGATGGAATCCCCAATGCGCTCTGTGCAGAAGCATCTCAACGTCTCCTTGAGCTGGTCCAGCTCACGAGCGACCTCACAGCACACATCCTCGCCAATCCTGTGCATCACCCTCGATGTAACTCCAAAACCAAGGGTACCTACTGCAATTGTATCCTGGCGCGAGTCCTCCCCACATGAAGACCCCAAGACACGAACAACCTTGGTACGAATCACGCCTGCTCAATAACAAGAAACCAAGCCCCATCACCGAAGAGGAACGAACAAGCATCACCGACGAGAACCGCCGGCTCATCGAGGAGTCGGCCAATATCATTGCCATCGGCGTCAAGCGCGGATGGATCAGCTTCCCGGCAAAGACCGAAACCCAGACCTGGGTGCCATCGCCAACCAGTCCCCAACCACCAGATCCACTCAGCATGATCTGGCCAGAATCCTAACAACCCCGTAACAAGCAACGAATCAACGACATGACAACGCTCCAACGAGCGGCCCTTTGGCTTTCCAAGGTTCCGCCAGCCATCTCCGGATCCGGTGGCCACAACGCCACCTACACCGCCGCAGTCGGCCTCGTCCACGGCTTCGCCCTCTCCCATGTGGACAGCCTCACCCTCCTCGAAGACTGGAACAAGTCCTGCCAACCCCCGTGGAAGGCCACAGAGCTGGCCTACAAGCTACGGGAAGCCGCGTCCCGCGCTCACACTAAGCCTAGGGGACATCTTCTCGATGCCGGGGGATCATCACCCTCCGGGCCATTCGATCTCAGCAGGGTGACATTCAAGAAGCCGGTGGCCGATGCTGCCCCGGTGCCGGTGCCATCGCTCAGTCCGGTTGCTCTTGATCCCCAAGCCAGCGAGTTCAAGCGGTTCATGCAGGCCGCGTTCGCCCCGACTGAGGTCGTCTGCATCTGCGATGCTGTCGAGGAGGGTAGGCCAGTCAGTGCAGGCTCGTTCATCACAATCGAGGAATGGCTCAACCGCTTCGATGATCCCCAGTCCCGCATCCTCTCACCGGAGCGCGAGGGGATCTTCGTCCGCATCAACCCCTTCAAGCCCAACCTCTACAGCGGCAGCGACAACGATGTCAGTGCCTACCGTCATGTCCTAGTCGAGTTCGATGACCTACCCAAGCCCGAGCAGGAAAAGCGACTGCGTGACTCTGGCCTGCCCATCACCGTCCTCATCGACTCCGGGGGCAAGAGCATCCACGGCTGGGTCCGGGTCGATGCCCCCAACCGCAAGGAATGGGACGCCCGCCGGGATGAGATCTATCGGGTAATCCCCGGCATCGATGCCAAGAACAAGAACCCCTCGCGCTATTCCCGCCTACCCGGCGCATGGCGAAGCCCCACCTCGCAGCAGCGGCTGTTGGACACCAACCTCGGGGCCGCATCCTGGGAGGATTGGCTCACCAACCGGGAGACCGACGATGATCAGTCCACCATCGTCACGGTCAAAGACCTCATCAACTTTGATCCGACCAAAGATCCGGACAACCTCATCGGCAAACGCTGGCTCACCCGCGGCTCATCCATGATCATCAGCGGCGGCACCGGCATCGGGAAGTCATCCATGATGATGCAGATCGTCATCCGCTGGGCTCTAGGCAAAGATTTCTTTGGAATCGCTCCTGTGCGCCCGCTCCGCATCGGTATCGTCCAAGCCGAGAATGACAAGGGCGACCTCGCTGAATCCTTCCGGGGAGTCGTCCAAGGACTCAACATGGGCGTCAGCGACATCGGTATGCTTCAAGAGAACCTCCACTTCCGCACCGAGTCCGTTCGCACCGGAGATCAGTTCCTCGCCTTTGCCCGCCGCTTCATCACACGCTCAAAGCTAGATGTTATCATCGGAGATCCCCTGTTCTCCTACTTCGGCGGCGATCTCAGCGACCAAGGCGAGGTCAGCGTATTCCTTCGCAACAAGCTCCAGCCCATCCTCCACCAGACCAAGGTCGCTTGGATCTGGATGCACCACATCGGAAAAACCCAGCGCAAGGACGGCGAACCCCTCACCACCATGGAACTGGCCCACGCAGGGTTCGGAAGCTCCGAGCTTGCCAATTGGGCGCGGGAGATCGCGGTCCTTGCAGAAGTAGGCCAATCAAAGCCTAGACGCTTCCAGTTAGCCTTCTGCAAGCGGGGATCGCGTCTCCCGGCCAACACACTCAACCTTCAGCACGCTCCCAGCGGGATCGTATGGGAAAAGTGGAATCCGATGATGATGACGGGGGCGGAGTTGAAGAAGGAGAAGCCGTATCAGACCCGTAAAGGGCGACGCGCATAGCTCGGAACCATTCCTCCGGATCAGCCGCTTTCTCTTCGGGGGGAGCGGCTTGTTGCTGCTCAGGCTTAGGCTCCGGATCCACATCTCCCACCTCATCGTCGGCCACCTCCTCATCCCTCCTGCTACCCTTGCGCCGGCGCAAGGAGACCATCTCATGCTTCACCTTCCGAAGCTCCGTTCTCAACGAAGATATATCACGCTTCAGCTCTGTAACAGTACTCATCAATAGAGATATCTTGTCCAGCTCATCAATAGGCATCCAATCACATCCACGCCACTGGCGATGAATACGATCGTATATCAAGACCGCGCTCTTCAGGTGGCGCATCGAATCAAACGCACGGAGCGCACGGCCCAGTTCACAGCGGAGATTCTCGCGGATGTAGTTCACAACATCAGACCGTGTGGGGTCGGCATCGTGCCTCATCGGCGGCATCAGGCGGAACATGGCGCGGAGGGTGGAACCATTCTCTAAGTAACTCATGGGACGAACAAGGTAGCTTCTCCCAGGACGCCAGTCAACTATCCAAAAGGAAATTCAAATCGTGGTAGCAGGAAGTTCCCACCCCCCCCCGCTATCTCCCCTAAAAGGGAGTCTTAATACTCCCTTAAAAGGGAGTCAATAAATGCATCGCCGCTACGCTCTGGGGGGCTCTAACGGCCCCCCGCGGCGGCGGCATTTATTGAGAACCCCCGACTGATTGCGAAGTACCCGTGTTGGTGGTTGTGGTGGTGGATGGAGGATAGCGATTGCTGGAGCGGGAAGGGGGCTAGGAGCGCGTTTGATTGCGAAATGGTCTGTTGATGCGGAATGGGGGTGGCGATCGCTTAGAAACGAAAAGCCCCGGATGGGGGTCCGGGGATCGCTTGGGGGGGTGGATGGGGAGGGGATGATTGGCCTACTCCTTAACCCCTCTCGCCTTGGCAATGATCTCACGCGCATAGTCCAGATCCTCGTCGTCGGCCATCGGATGGGTTAGACGCTCCAGAGCGAGCAGCATTTGAGGGGCGCAGGCAATCAGGCGAGCATTGGCCAACTTCTCAGACTCCGGAGTCTCCGCGTTCGCGTGATGGTTGGTTGCCCAGCAAATCAGAGCATCACCAGCGCGGACGTTGATGCCGGTTTGCCGCCAAGGGCCGGGGGTATGTGGGGTTCTCATGGTCGTTGTTCGTTGGTTCGTTGTTCGGGGGACAACCTACCGCACCATATCCATCAGCGTCAAGAGGGAAAATACCGCACCATGAAGATTTCCTGTACCCCGGTTCCGGATTCTGGATTCCCGAATTCCGAATTCCGTATGGCGTATGGGAGTTCCGGAATACCGCACCATGAGATCCTAGGACCGCGGGGGCGGGCGCGGGGCGCGGGCGGGCGGATCCTGGGCCGGTGTAACGGGGTGGGACATGGGATGTCCGGGGGGGGTCACCTAGCGAATTGTCAAATCGAAATTGACCAGTGACAAGCGACCGGACTAGGAAGGGGATGATTGGCCAACTAGGAAGGACAAGCGGGCGGGCGGGCGGGCGGTACTATCGGGGCAAAGAAAAGGCCCCAAGGGGATTCCTTGGGGCTTTGGTGGGGACTTCTATGTCAATTGCCGGCGAGCGCGGAAAGGAGGAGGAGCATGGTGAAAAGCAAACACAGGGCTAAATAGCCCAAGACACGCAATAGGGGCTTCAACGTAGTTTCCTTCCATCTATTACCTCCAAGCGCAATCCAAGCGGGCCAAGCTTGCTTTCGATGACAGGGCGCACACGGTCGGCGCAATCGGCGCAGAATACTTTGATTGAAACGTACTTCTCCCCCTTGCAAGCGGAGAGTTCCACAGCCCGCTTCCAATCCAGAATCACCCCGCAGTCGGGGTGAGAGCAGAATATGGCGCGACCCACGGCGGACTTGAATGCGTCCCGTTGAATGAGATCAAAAGCGGATTTCACAGCGCCGCTCCTTCCTTGAAATGACGGGCTCCGGTCCCGTGCACCGGGATGTGGATTGAGCGGACACCGGAACGGGCGCCCGCGCAGGCTAAGCAATCGGCGCAGGGGGTTCCGGAGCGGTCACTGGCGCATAGAGTCTCCACCGTGTGGTGATCGAGGTCCGGAGTCACACGGAAGGTGCTCCAGCCCATCGATCTTGCGATCACAAGCTCCGCGGCAGTGTCCACACTGGCCATCAGGATTTGACGCCAACCCTGCAAAGAGGGTTTGCGCCATTGATGGGTGTAGCCTGTCCATCCCGATGAGGCTCCGGCGATCGCGAGGGCGAGGCTCAAAGGTAGATGAGTCGGGTCCCCGTATGCTCCGAAGCGCACCCGCCGACCCGCGAAAACGGAAACGGAAGGGAGGGGGAGATAAGCGCCCGCTTGCCATGCGCGATAGATCCCGAGGGGCGCTTGGCCGACATTGACGTAGCATGAGCGCCCGCCCCCGGTACCGTTGCCGCGGTGGACGCAGGAACCGCAAATCAATCGGTCTAACCCTTCCTTGATTGCGCGGACGGGGTCCATGGATCGCACAAGGATCCAGATTTGAACCATCGGGCCCGTTTTCCGATTGTCGGAGGGAGATTCGAAGCCCGTCGCGATTATGACCCTTTGGGAGTCTTCATGGAGAATAAATCCGTTCACTGGGCACCTCCGTTGATGACCGTGAACCGGAAGTTGTGGCCAGTCGTTTCGTTTCTACCGCTCGGATATCCGATGAAAGCGGCAAATTCCACGATGGAAAGGTTACGGGTGTAAGAATCCTCGTTTAGAACACGGACGATTCCACGGCGACCGAAAGCCCGACGGGCGGCACGGCGGGCGAAGATTTCAGCGGCGTCGTAAATGCCAAGGGCACGAACCGAACGGAAGCCCGAACAACGAAAGAGAATCATTGGAGACCTCCAATTGCTTCGATGAGGGCCGTGATGGCGATGATGGCGATGAATCCAAGCAGGCAAAGGGGCCCGTGGAATTTAGGGGGAATGCGGTGTTTCATTGGTTTTAGTTACTGGCCACGATGACCAGACCAGATGGCACCGTTTCCGATGCCACCGGATCCGGTCACTGCGGGGTGATCCGTGCTGCAACGCATAGCTGGTGATCGTGAGTCCCGGTGTCGTGATCGTAAGAATAGTAAATCAGCCAATCGCCGGGGGGGAGTCCGTCGCCACGCTGAAAGCGAACGAATAGCATGCACCAGCAATCTTCCGGGGTTCCCGATAGAATTTCATGACCTCCGTGATGGGAGTCGGTCACTCCCGGAACCCAGTCGGGAGTCGGGCTGATGGTTGCAATGGGAACGAAAGTTCCGGGACGAACCCATCCGACATTCGTGAATGAGGCGAAGGGGTGTTCGGTGGTTGCTGCGGTCGTTACGGTCGTTTTCATATGGAGTCGCCTATTTAAGACACTTGTCAGCAATTGTCGACAAAATCTGAAAAAATGTGGCGAAGTGGCCTTTTTTAGGGGCCAGTTGCTTTCGCATGCGCTACCAGGGAGCAATGACGAAAGGGGAGAAAGGGAAGGGGAAAGGGAAGGAACCCATAAATCGTCCTTCCGGTTACGTCAAAAAAAATGGGCCGGATCCCAAGTCGGTCGCGGAAGCCGACTGGTCGCGGGTACTTGATGCTGCTTCTCTCGGGATTCCCTTTGAGCGGCTTTGTCATCTAGCGGGCATGACGGATAAGACATTCACGAAGTACCTCACACGATACCCTGAAAGGAAGGAAGCGATCGAAGCCGCAAGAACTCGGGGGGAATACGATCTTACTTCAACCGTGAGGTCATGCGGCAACGGCTGGCAAGGAAGCGCATGGTTACTGGAGCGAACTCGAGGCTATGTCGCTCGCGCTCAATTGGATCACACTACTAAAGGAAAAGAATTGTCAGTTAGCGGTAGTTTACTAGGGGCATTCGGTGGGGGGAAGTAATACAATAAGCCGCTATTGTAGTAGCCGCTATTTACATAGAAGATCCATGGATAGGAGTCCAATGCATAGAACCACGGGGTAGGGGGGACCCCCACGAGGGGGGTGGGGTGATACCTGATACCCCCTCCCCCTACCCACATCAATTTTATGGCAGTCAAGCAAATTAAGCGCAAGAAATCCCCTTCACTCGGCATGGGTTCGCATATCCCTGCTTGGAAGCAGCGGAAGCTATTGGAGGAGGCGCAGCAGCTCTCGAACTTCCCTGAGATGATGCTTGGCCTACGCGATACCTATGCGTGGCAGAAGGCGGTGCTTGGGGCTCTGAACGAGAAGCACGCGAAGGTGGCTCTCAAAGCGGCGAACGGCTCGGGCAAGACGAGCATGGTGGCGGCATCGGCTGTCATCTGGCACATGCTCCGCTGGCCGGGGAGCTTGGTGGTATGTACGGCTGGTGTGTACCGGCAAGTGGCGGATGCTCTGTGGCCGCACCTGCGGAAGATGATCAATGGACTGGGTGGCGAGGAGAACGGTTTCTCGATCAAGGATGGCGAGATCCGCTATGTATACCCTAGGTTGGTTGATGGCCAACAATTGATCAGCCGGTGTATCGGGTTCAGCGCGAGCAACCCGGAGAAGGCTGAGGGCTGGCATGTGCAGGGTCCGAGTAACGACCTGATGTACATCGTGGACGAGGCGAAGGCGGTGCCGGACGGGATATTTCAGTCGATGGAGCGGTGCCAGCCGACGAGGACATTGCTGATGAGCAGCCCTGGGGGCAGCAGCGGGTACTTCTACGATGTATTCCGCCGGAATGACGGCAAGTGGAAGACCTTTACCGTTACCGCTTTCGACTGCCCGCATATCCGGAAGGAGTGGATCGACGATCAGTTTGCGCGATGGGGAGAGGGCCACCCGCTGGTCCGCTCGATGATCTACGCGGAGTTCATGGAGGATGATGGGAGCTTGACGGCTGTACGAACCGCCGACTGGCAGAAGCTGGTCAGTGGCCCACCCAAGGAGGATACCGAGGGGCATCGGCTCACCGCGGGTTGTGATTTCAGCGCAGGCGGCGACGAGAGCGTGATGGTGGTGAGACAAGGGAACACGGTGAAGGGTCTGATCCGCTGGCGGGACAAGGACACGATGGCGAGTGTGGGGCGGTTCATCAGCGAGTTCCGCAAATGGAAGCTGAAGGCGGAGGACATCTACGCGGATGTGGGTGGTATGGGGGTGGTGATGTGCGATGCGCTCAGAGCGGAGGGGTGGGATGTGCGGCGGGTGAACTTCGGGGAGCGGGCGATACGGGATGATCAGTTCGTGAACAAGGCCGCGGAGATGTGGATTGAGTTCGGGCGGATGGTGGAGGAGGGGCGAGTGAACCTGGGTCCGGTGGGTACGGATGAGGTGCTGCTCCAGCAGTTCGTGAGCCGGAAGGTGCGGACGAACGGGAAGGGGAAGCTGACGCTGGAGGGGAAGGATGAATTGCGAGCCCGCGGGGTGAATAGCCCGGATCGTGCGGATGCGGTGGTACTGGCCTTCTGCGGAGCCGGTGGGAAGCGGATGGACGATTACATGAAGGCTCTTGGCGAGGATGGGAGGAGCCTGCTGGAGCGGATGGAGGATGAGATGGGGGCGATTGAGGGGGATGGTAAAGGGTCTGCGCTTGCTGGTTGTGAGGTTGGGGGATAGGAAAGGGGGAGGATTTTTATGATGAACGACAAACAGCGGAACGCGTTGCAGGGCCAGATAGTGGAGGCTGTCGAGCAGCGCAGTCCGTGGGAGCTACGGCAGACGAGGTGGTATGAGTTGCGCCATCACGGGTTGCGAAGGACCAATAAGCCTTGGCCCAAGGCCGCGGATCTGCATTGGCCGCTTATCGATACGGCGATCGAGAAGCTCAAGCCATTGTTCCTCCAGCAGGCACTGGGTATGGATGTAGTGGCCAGCTTTGTTCCGATGCGCCAGCAGTTGAATGCGTATACGAAGGTGGCTGAGGACTGGTTCAATTATAAGATCCGAGACAAGACAAACTTCACCGATGAGGTTCTCTCGTGGGTTGATTATACGCTGATGAGCGGGCGCGGGGTGATTAAGTGCTTCTGGAATCCGGGTGATAAGCGGGTGGGGTTTGATGCGATCGATCCGATGTATATCGTGGTCCCGGCGTATACCGTGGATTTGCAGGATGCGGACTGGCTGGTGCATGTGATGCCGATGAGCGTCAATGCGTACAAGCGAATGGCCGGCCAGTTCGGCTGGAAGGCCGATAACAAGACGATCGAGAAGATCCGGGGTAACCCGCAGGAGGATGATAATATTCCGGGGGCGGCGACCGAAACGGATGCGAAGCAGTTGCGTGAGGGTATTACCTATACGAACAACACCGATGGGGTGATCGTGTGGGAGGTGTACCGGAAGCGGGATGACGGGGTGTGGGAGGTTTATCTCTATAGCCCCGCGGCGGTGGATCTCGATCTGCGGGATCCGATGGAACTGCCCTATGATCATGGCCAATGTCCGTTCGTGGACTTCCCGTATGAGATCAAGGATAAGGGCTGGTTCAGCCCGCGGGGCATTTGCGAGATCATGGCTCCGTTCGAGCTGTCCATGACCTCGATGTGGAATCACAAGCATGATGCGATGACCCTGTACAACCGCCCGCTGTTCCGTGCGGAGCGGGAGTTGCCGAACTCCATCAACCTGCGGTTCCAGCCGGGACAGATTCTGCCCTATGGTGTGGCCCCGGTGCAGATGCCGCAGCCTCCGGTGAGCTTTGATCAGGAGCTGAACCAGATGCGGGCGGTGGCGGAGAACCGGATCGGGAGCCCGGATTATGCGATGGGGAGCGTGATGAGTGGGGGTAGCGACCGGCGCACGGCGACTGAGATCCAGAGCATCAACGCGCAAGCCATGCAGAGCGGTGATCTCCGGGCGAGATTGTTCCGTATGGCTCTGGGAAAGCTGTACCGGCAGGCGTGGAGCCTGTATGTGCAGTACGATAGCAAGAGTCTGCGGTACCGGTTCGCGGAAGATTCGCTGGATGCAGATCCGGTGGCTCTGCATGACCAGTACGAGCTGGAGCCGAAGGGCGGAATGGACATGGTGAGCCGTCAGGTGATGGTGCAGCAGGCGGTAAATCGTAAGCAGTTGTTTATGAATTCGCCCTGGGTGGATCAGGTGGAGCTGGACAAGAGCATCATGGAGCTGGATGACCCAAGTCTGATCAAGCGATTGCTCCGGGATCCTGGCCAGAAGGCGCAGGATGAGCTGGAGGACGAGACGAAGACGATCCCGACGCTGCTGGTGGGTATTCCTGTGCCGGCGAAACCGGGTCAGAACTACGCTGGGCGCATCGGGGTGCTGATGCAGTATCTCAATGGGGCGATCCAGCAGGGTCAGCAGTTCAGTCCGGCGGCCCAGAATGCGTTTATGATGCGTCTGGACAGCCTGTTGCAGTTCTACGAGCAGGTGGCGACGAACGAGGCGCGGAAACTGCGGAAGGAGATCCAGAAATTCTTGGAGGGAAGCGGCTTATTGGCTGCTCAGCAGCAGCAATTGCCGGTTCCGCAGCCTGAGATGGCGCAAGCCCCTGTTTAAGAACACAAATGACCTGCAAAGATTGCCGATATCGGGCCTCTGACAGCACTTGTCGGAGGTTTCCGCCCACCAGTAGACCCACTTGTTGGCCTACTGTGCTGGAATTTGACTGGTGCGGTGAATTTCAAGCCATGATCGCCATTGTCGCTCCCCCGCCGCCCATTCCGCCGACCCCGCAACAGCCTATTCCTCAGAGTGGGCCACTGCTTGAGGAATTGGTGGAGGGTGTTGCGCCAAAAATCAGGTTCCAGAAGGTTCGCAAGCCCGAGAACATGAAGGACATCCAAGAATCACCCCTATTCCAATCTTGATATGGCCGAGTACCAGGGAAAGAAGGTCACGCTCAACAAGCCTTTCTACACTCCGGGCGAGACGAAGAAGCGGGCGGTTTATGTTCGCAACCCCAAGGGGACTGTGATCAAAGTTCGCTTCGGCGATCCGAAGATGGAGATCAAGAAGGACGATCCGGAGCGGCGGAAGAACTTCCGCGCACGGCATAACTGCGATACGGCGACGGATAAGACGACGCCGAGGTATCACTCCTGCAAAGCTTGGTAATTTATGAAGAAGAAATCGAAGTTCAGCAAACTGGCAACGCAACTCAAGAAGGAGGGCGCGGATGATCCGCGGGCTCTCGCGGCATACATCGGGCGCAAGAAGCTCGGTGCCGCGGAGTTCATGCGGCGTCAGGCGGCGGGTCGGAAGAAGGCGGCCAAATGATCAGCACCTTCGCCAAGCTCCGAGCCGCGTGGGCTTTTACGCGGCACCAGCGATGGGTGGATCCGCTTCCGTGGACACGCGAGGACGCCACTGCGCTCAATAGCTTTTTCAAGAGCGATACCGGGAAGAAGTTCAAGGACGCTCTCCTGAACACGGTTCTGATGCAGAACGCTTCTGCTATAACAGACCGAAACCATTTGCAATATTCCTCAGGCTTTGCAATGGGTCAGGCCAGTCTTGTGAAGGTCATCGAGATGATGGCCGACCGAGAATCAATTACGGGGCAGGAAGATGATCCGGATTCTGCCACGAACACATAGGATCAAAGTTGCGGTTGCTGCGTCTGTGCGGGCCAGCAAACGAGTATAAGCACAATATGTCAGATGAAAACATGAGCGCGGATGCGATGCTCGCATTAGCCAGAGATCACGATGCCGGTGTCGATATCGACAGCCAGCCAGCGGAGCAGACTCAAAATAATAACGAGTCAGCTTCGGTTGAGCAGGAATCCTCAAATGAGGTGACCGCCAGCAAAGAGACCGATGGTGGCGAGCAGGAGGTCAGCGCGAAATCAGAGCCAGAATCCAAGGCCAAGCAGAAGGAGGAGAAGCCGAAGGATCAGAAGAGCAGCAGTAAGTTCGCCCAAGAGCAACAGCGTAAGGCTAAGACTTGGGAGCAGATCAACGCCGAGAAGGAGGCTATCAAGGCCGAGCGCGAGGCGGTGAAGCGTGAGCGGGAGGAGTGGAGCAGGCAGCGGGAGCAATCCAGTGCTGCCGAATCTAACTCGTTTCGGGACGACAAGGGATACACTGCGGAGGATTACGAGGCTGCGGCCAAGGAGTTCGATGCGGATGGTGATACCCAGTTGGCCAAGGCAGCGCGAGCCAAGGCTGATGGAGTCCGGAAAGCGGCGGGTGCCAAGCAGCAGCAGATTCAGCAGGAGCGTTTTAACAAGTCATGGGCTGAGAACTATGGCCGACTCTCTGAGAAGGAGACTTGGTTGAAGGATCAGTCCAGTCCTGAGTACAAGCGCACGGTTGAGTTGTTGCAGCGGGTTCCGTTCCTCACTGCGATGCCCGATGGACTTGTCCATGCGGTTGAACTGATGAAGCTCCAAGATACTGCGGGTCGATCTCAGTCGCTTGAAGCCGAGAACAAGGCTCTGAAAGAACAGCTTAATAAGCTCCAGCAGAAGACCGCTATTGGGAAAAGCGTTCCGGCAGGACAACTCAAGACCGAGGAGAAAGATTTCTCGCGGTTATCCCTGAAGGAGCAGAGGGATGCGCTCATGCGAGCCGCACGAGAGTTCGACCGGGAAGCAGCCTAGTAGCACAACCTCAACTAAAATATGCCTATCACTACTTCCGGTTCAACCGGCATTCAACTCCAGTTCCAGAACTACTTCAGCAAGGAGCTGCTCTCGATCGTCCAGCAGGAGACGATTCTTGATCAGTTCGGCATGAAGGCCCCGATCCCCAAGAACAATGGTAACAAGGCGATCTCGATGTTCCGTTTCGGAGCCCCGAGCATCGGCAGTGTTCAAAACCTGACTGTTGCGGGTGAAGGTGCGCCTATCAGCACGGCCAACTACCGCGCCCTGTCTCTGAACCGTCTTGAAAAGACGCTTTCGCAGTACGGTCAGGTGATCGGTTTGACCGACATCCTCCGCGCTACGGACCTGTTCAACTCCCTCCAGCAGGCCACCAAGACCAGCGGTCTGGACATGGCCCTCTGGGTTGACTCGGTGATTCGTAACACCCTGATCGGTTCCAACCTTTTGGCCAGCGGATCCTCGATCGGTACTGGTATCGAATCCTCGATTTCCAACGATGACGCGGTGAACGTCAATGCGAACGCGAACCCTACGGGTATCAAGGTGTACGGTAACCCCGCCACGCTCACTAATCAGAGCTTCTCTGATCTGAACAGCGCGACTGCTGCCGCAAATGCCACGATGACGGCGTCCGCCGTCCTCGATTCCATGACCCGGCTGAAGCGCAACCGCGCCCCGCTGATCAACGGCGGCTACGTCCTGGCGACCGACCCACGCGTGTCTCGCGACCTGATGCGCGACAGCGACTGGTTGAACGCCTCTAACTACGGCAACAAGGGTACCCCGTTCTACAAGGGCGAGGTCGGCTCCATCTACGGTTGCCGCGTGGTCAATCAGACCAACTCGTTTGTCAGCACCGGCTCCGGTACCGCTGCCGATGAGTTCGTCTATCAGGCTACCCCTGCGGGTGGCGGTCTCGGCACTGGCAAGGACATCATCGCTTCGTTCTTCTTGGGTAACGAGGCGTTCGGTATCCCTGCCCTGACC